ATCACAAGAAGGACTAACCCGTTTTACTGCATCGTTAGATGCCACAGATTTTTATAAAGAAATATCTACATCAAAACAACTAAAGACCATTCAATCCCTTGTAGGCACATTAGGTTTTGAAGGCAGCGACTTCACTAAATTTGTGTCCGATTCAATCAACATGGGATATTCGGGCGACATCCTTAAGCAAAAAGTTTACAGCGAAGTATTTAAAAAAGATGACACAGGTAACTACGTCAACCCGACAGCCTTAGAACGCACTAAAAAATCAGCCGACTACATCAGTACACAAAACATTGCCAAAGCATTCTTCAATCGCAACCCAGCAGATTCTGATATTGAAAAAGTTTTGACAGGCACAATGCTGTCAGCGGACTACGAACGTCAACAACGAGAGTTTGCCAAATCACGCTACGGTCATCTATCGAACCTGCTAGACCAAGGCATGACACTAGAAAGCATTGCATCCGCATATCAAACCACAGCGTCAAGACTTCTTGAACGCAACATCAATGACATCGATATGTCCACAGGCGCATTTGAACAGGCTGTATCATTCGGCGAAGAAGGCAAGAAACGTTTGATGACTAACAGCGAATGGGAGAAACAGTTACGTTCTGACCCACAGTACGGTTGGGAAAAAACCAATAACGCTAAAGATGAGGCACGTTCTTTGTCGGCTAATATTGCTCAAGCGTTTGGAAGGATTCTCTAATGTCAATGACCCCAGAAGACCTACAAGCCATATCTGAAGCACGTGGTCGTCCCGTAACCGCCACACCAGCGGCTGTAAACCCGAACCTTGTTACAGAAGCATCAGGGTTATACGGCGACACAGCCACATCACAATACATCCGAGACCTTCAAGCGGGTGTAAACGTTGGTGCAGGCACAGTCGAGCAACGCAACGCTGCCCTCAACGTTCTTATTGAACAAGGCAAACAAGCACAATCTGCTCGTGCTGCCGCAGCCGCAAGTACAGCCGCAACCACAACCCGAAGAACAACATCTGTTGTACCAGCCGACGACGGCGAAACAGCAACAACAATCCTCACAAACACCCTAAAATTTTATGGGCTAAACGACCCAGCATTAATAAACGAAATTCGTGCAGCATTAGCAAACCGCACCATCACAGGTTCATCATCCATTGACGAAATCGGTATACAACTACGAGAATCACCAGCGTTCAAACAACGATTTATAGCAAACGAAAAACGTCGAGAGTTAGGCAAACCTGTCTACTCTGTCACCCAACTACTCCAACTTGAATCCCAATATCGCAGAAATTTGCGTGACTCAGGAATGCCAGCAGGATTCTACGACGACCCTGCATCGCTACAAAACTTCCTCATCAACGACATTTCCCCAGATGAAATCCTTGCCAGAGTAACTCAGGGCTATCAGGCTGTACGCAACGCCGACCCGACAGTCATCAACGAACTAAAAACTTTGTACAACCTAGACGACGGCTCAATTGCAGCATTCTTCGTAGACCCAACCAAAGCCCAAGACAACATCCTGCGTGCCGCCAGAGCCGCAGAGGTAGGCGCACAAGCCCGCAAACAAGCAGGCATAGCCCTAACAGCCACATCCGCCGAAGAACTAGTCCGCCAAGGCGTCACCGAAGCCGAAGCCCAAGCAGGATTCACCACCTTCAAACAACAAGAAAGCCTATACAGACCGTTGATGGGCGAAGAAGCCTTAACCCAAGAAGAAGCCATCGCAGGCACCCTTGGCACAAGCGCACAAGCAGCCCAACGAGTAGGCACACGCAAACGACGCCGCCGAGGAGAATTCGAAGCAGGCGGAAAAGTCAACCTACAAACAATCGAATAGTGAGATAGTTGACAACACCAAACAAGGTGTGTAATATCGAACGTGATACGAAAGTAGGAACCTACACAGAATCCCCCAGTCTGTGTGGAGCAATTCGGGGTGACAAATCAATAGCAGCCATCACAACCCTCCGTTGCGATGTGGGCAGAAACAGGAGCGTGCCATATGTCAGAGTTTGACAACTACGACAGCGAAGACCAGATAGAAGAATCCGAAACCCGAAACCCAGTTAGGGCAAGGATGAAGCAATTGGAAAAGGAAACCGCAGACCTACGAAAGCAGGTAGCGGAAGCCGAGTCAGCGAAACGAGAATTAGCGTTTGTTAAAGCAGGCATTGACCCGCTTCAACCGATGTCAAAATATTTCGTTAAAGCATACGATGGCGACCTTAACCCAGATGCGATTCGTCAGGCTGCTGTAGAGGCGCAATTGATTAGTCCACCCCAGACTCAACCATCTGCGGATGAGATGCAGGCATGGCAGCGAACCAATAAAGTCGCCGCTGGAAGCCAAACATCTCAACCACCAGTTGATTGGGCACGAAGGTTAAACGAAGCAACTTCGCCACGAGAAGTAGAACAAATTTTGTCTGAGGCACGGGCAGCACAACAATAATATCCCCCTCAAAACAAAAGGAATAAATAATCATGGCAGGCGAAACCCAACTCTCGTCTCTCTCGGTAGACCAGGTAGCATTCGACCGTCTTGCGTACTTCGCATTACGTTCAGAACTCTTGTTCGACCAAGCAGCAGACGTACAACCAGTACAACAGGCAATGCCTGGAACTGGCGTCACATTCACCATCTTCGCAGACATTTCGGCAGCGACATCAACGCTGAACGAAGTAACTGACGTAACACCAGTAGCGCTCTCAGACAGCCAGGTAACTGTAACTCTGAACGAATACGGTAACGCAGTTGTAACAACAGCGAAGTTGCGCGGAACAGCATTCACAGATGTTGATTCAGCAGCAGCGAACATCATCGGATACAACGCAGGCGATTCAATCGACCAAGTTATCCGTGAAGTTCTTGCCGCAGGAACCAACGTCATTTACGCCACAGGTGGCACAACAACCCCAACCAGCCGAGAATCAATCTCAACAGATGACATTCTTCACGCTGACGATGTTCGCAGAGTTGTTGCACAACTCCGTGGAGCAAACGTAGCAACCTTCAACGGTTCCTACATGGGTTACATCCACCCAGACGTGTCGTACGACTTCCGTTCGAACACAGACGTATCAGCATGGCGTACACCAGCGAACTACGTAAACCCAGAAGGTATCTACAATGGCGAAATCGGCTTGTTTGAGTCGGTACGTTTCATTGAGACACCACGAGCCAAAGTGTTCACGAACGCTTCAAACGGTACCAGCACAACTGGTTCAATTGATGCATACTGCACACACGTAATGGGTCGTCAGGCTCTTGCTAAGGCTTACGCAACACAAGACGGTAACGGCGCTGTACCAAAAATCGTTCGCGGTAACGTGACCGACGTTTTGATGCGCTTGCAACCAGTCGGTTGGTACTGGCTTGGTGGCTACGGTCGCTTCCGCGAGGCTTCGCTTCGTCGAATCGAATCGTCATCGTCAATCGGTGCAAACTAACGTCTAGTAAAATCAGACATTGCTTTAGCCCCCTGCTTCGGCGGGGGGCTTTTGCTTTTGCTATACTCGTCACGTTGAAAGGTTTATATGTCTATCTCTAACTACGCCGAAAACAAAATTCTTGAACACACAACAGGTACAACTGCTTGGACCATGCCGACAACTGTGTATATCAAATTGCATACAGGCGACCCTGGTGAAGCAGCGACATCTAACGCTGCTGGAGAAACAACACGTAAATCCGCTGCTTGGGCTTCAGCAGCATCTGGTTCTATTGCAACATCAGCGACTCTTGAATGGACTAACGTTGCTTCAACAGAAACACTTACGCATTGGTCTGCGTGGGATGCTTCGACTGGGGGTAATGCTTTGTGGACTGGTGCGTTGTCTTCGTCTGCGGCGGTTACTGCTGGTGACACTTTTCAAATCACTACACTAACCCTGTCCCTAGATTAAACATAGGGGATAACCCCTTATGACTACAGCAGTTACAGGTTTTAAAGAACCGTTTGTTGATACACGCCCGTTTTATCGGGGAACATATTTTCAGGTAGTACAACGCACAGCAACAGGAACGGGAATAGGTACAGACTCTGCGGTGCATGGCGCATCGCAAACACGTTTAGGTCAATTAACAGACTTCAGTTTTCCGTACCTTACGGGCGGTCGTTTCTATCTTGGTGTGCGTGCCGTGTTCACCATCACAGCAACAGGTTCAGGTTTAGGTACAGCATCGAGTAG